AAATAAAACAAAGAACGATTGTGAAATAAGAGTTTTTCAAAATGGAGATGTAATATGTACAAAGTGTGTGTATTATGAGCGAGAAAATTAACTATGCAAATTGTATGCAAAGAAGATGCAGTGAGTGCAAACATTATAATTATTGTTTTAGATATAGACCAAGAAAGGAGAAAAAGAATGAAATTCAAAATAAATAACACAGAGTGGACAATAGAAGATGTAGACGAAGCAGCAATGAATAATGAAATGAAAAATGATGGAACTTTAGGAGTAACAATATATAAAACTCAAAAAATAATGTTACTAAAAGATCAAGCAAATATAATAAAGACATTAAAACACGAACTAACTCATGTATGGTTATATGAATATGGACATAATCAAAATGATGACAAAACATTTTCATATGAAGATGTATGTGAAGTATTAGCAAGTAGCAATGATTTTATAAATGAAATAGTAGAACAATATAAACAGAATAATGGTGTAAAGATAGAACAAGTAATAAATTCTATTTCGTTAATTGGAAACGAAATTTGTATTACGAGAGGCGAAAATGAACATAAATAAAAACATAAATAAATTATTATATGCCTTATCTATAAAAGGACAAATATATAAAATAAATACTTTCCAATTTTATAGTGAAAAGAATTGCAAGTATTGTACTAAATACCAAATACTAAAAAAAGAGCAAGTAGAAATATACAATGAAGAGATAAAAGAGTTTGAATTGCAAGATAGATATAAACAAAAAGAAGAATGTTATAGCAAAGTAGATGTAATGAAATATTTAATAGAGGAACATAGAAAAGGAAGTGAGGCAGATGGAAAATGAAAATATAGAAGATGAATATAACACATTAACAGAAATGCAAAAGAGATTTATTGATTATTATATAGAAACTGCGAATGCAACAGAAGCTTGTAAAAAAGCTGGATATAAGGGAAAAAATCTTAATAGAATAGGTTCACAAAACTTGTCAAAACTAGACAAATTTATAAAGATAAAACTTCAAGAAAAAGAAGACCAAAGAATTGCCTCGCAAGAAGAAGTATTACAATACTTAACAAAAGTAATGCGTGGGGAAGAAAAGGACCAATTTGGATTAGATGCTTCATTACAAGATAGAACAAAATGTGCAGAATTACTTGGAAAAAGATATGGTACATTTAAAGAAAAAGTTGAAGTTGCTGGAAATATACCAGTGGTGATAACAGATGATATTACAGAATAAAATAATAAACAAAAATACACAGAAACAAGTAAATAACATATCATTACAAAGTATAGTAGGAAAAGGTTATGCAGAATATTGGCATTGCAAATGTAGATATAGAGTATGCAAAGGCTCAAGAGCAAGTAAAAAATCAAAGACAACAGCACTATGGATAATAAGTAACATGATGAAATATAAAGAAGCGAATACTCTTGTAATTAGAAAGACATTTAGAACATTAAAAGATAGTTGTTTTACAGAATTAAAATGGGCAATACACAGATTACAAGTAGATAGTTTCTGGGAAATAAAAGAAAGCCCATTAGAAATGACATACAAGCCTACAGGACAGAAAATATATTTTAGAGGTTTAGATGACCCATTAAAAGTAACATCAATATCAGTAGATATTGGTGTTTTATGTTGGCTATGGATAGAAGAAGCATATGAAATAACAAAAGAATCTGATTTTGATGTGATAGATGAAAGTATAAGACGGAGAAGTTCCAGAAGGTTTATTTAAACAAATAACAATAACACTAAATCCTTGGAATGAACATCATTGGATAAAGAAAAGATTTTTTGATGTTAAAGATGACGATATATTAGCAATGACAACAAATTATCTTTGTAACGAGTGGCTAGATGAAGCAGATAAAAAAGTATTTGAAAGAATGAAGAAAAATAATCCTAGAAGATATCAAGTTGCTGGATTAGGTAACTGGGGTATAGTAGATGGATTAGTTTATGAAAATTGGAAAGAAGAAAAATTTGAATTAAATACAATAAGAAACTTAGATAGTGCTTTTGGATTAGATTTTGGTTATACAAACGACCCAACAGCACTATTTTGCGGTGCAATAGATTTAAAAAATAAGAAGATTTATGTATATGACGAAATATACCAAAAAGGAATGAGCAATAAAGCAATATATGACAAAATAAATCAAATGGGTTATTCAAAAGAAAAGATAACAGCAGATAGTGCAGAACCTAAGTCAATAGATGAATTAAGGGGATTAGGACTAAGGCATATTACAGGTGCATTAAAAGGAAAAGATAGTATAAACAATGGTATTCAATTTATACAAGATTTTGAAATTATAATACATCCTAGATGTGTAAACTTTATAACAGAAATAAGTAACTATACTTGGGATGAGGACAAGTTTGGAAACAAAATAAATAGACCAATAGATGATTTCAATCATTTAATGGATGCAATGAGATATGCAGTAGAAAAATACATAAATCAAAAGAAATTACAATTTGGTTATAACAATATAATGTAAAGGAGAAAAATAATGAGTTTTGTAGAAAAAATACAATATAAATATGATTTTTTAAGTGAAAAAAATATAAACCAAAACATAAGTATATTATGGGGAAAAGCATTACCAATATTTATGCACAGAAAATATTTACAGGATAGATTTACAAGGAAATATGATAAAAAAGATGTTGTTGTTGCACTTGAATATTATATAAGTATTATTGCAAGTGGATATTTTGGAGGAAAAGAGCCTCAATTTAAAGTTAAGAATATAAATGAGACTCAAAAAGGAATTTTAAATAAAATATTTAAAAGAATTTTTGGAGAGAAGAATGATCCAGAAGATTATCAAGCTATTATTGATTATATTGCGAAATATAATGACAATGGTAGCTTTTTTTATGATTGTGTACTTGATTATATTACCACTGGAGCGTGCTATGGATTAGTATATGAAAACAAATATAATGAAGAGGTATATGCAAATGTTTCAAGTCTAAATACAGTCGCTATATGGAACTATGATGTACCTAGTACAAAAATAGGTTTATTAAGATGTTGGTACGAAAACACAGCAACAGGTGGAATTGAAACACATTTAGAAATAATAACAAAAGACTATAAAAAGCAATTTGTTGATGGAGTAGAAAAGAAAACTATTACAGAAAATGCTGAATATAAGTTTGAAGAGATAGATTGTAGCAATAAACCTGTAAGATGGACAGACTTGCCTTGTTTTGCTGTAGAGAACCCATATGGAATGTCATTTTTTGAAAATGTTATAACTTTAATAAACAAAAATGAAAAAGTAATAGAAAATAATGCAAATATTTTTGATTATAACGATAATGCAAAATTAAAAATAACAGGTTTTTCTCCAGTAAACGAACCATTAATACCAGTTACTGATGAGAATGGAGAAGAGCAAAAGGATGAAACAGGAAATGTAATAATGACAAAAAATCCAGCAAGGATACAAGAAGATGAAGCTGTTTTGAATGCAAAAGTATTTTATACTCCAGATAAAGATGGAGATATTGATTGGATTATAAAAGATATAAACGATAATGCGTCGGAAAATCATAAAAAGACATGCTTAGATATGGCTCTTATGATTTCTGGTGTTCCAAATGTAACTGACCAAGGGTTTACTGATGCAGATAATGCAGCTGCGTTGGAAAAGAAATTTTTCCCTCTAGAACAAGTGTTACAGCAAGCACATCATTTGTTTAGAAAAGAATATTTAAGAATGTGGGAGATGATAACCGCAAGAATAAATTTAAAAAAAGGCAAAGAATATGACTTTAGAGACATAGATGTTATATTAATACGTAATTTGCCTACAGATACAGAAAGCTTAACAAATGCTTGGTTAAAATTAAGAGGCTTAATAAGTGACAAATCGATTATAAGTCATTTGCCATTTGGATTAGATGCAGAATCAGAACTTGCAGAAATGGATAAACAAAATGAAGAGAATATTCAAAAGAATCTACAACAAATGCAAATGATGGGACAAGCAGGAGTAGAGCAAGATAATAAAGAAAATAAGGAAGATAACAAAGTAACAGATTTGACAAAACAACAGAAAGCGCAAAAACTAACGGCAGATAACAAGAAAGAGCAAGCCCAAGTCGTCAATAAACAAATAAGAAAAGAATAGAGAGGTGTTTTATATGTGGAAACAACATGATAATTATATAAAACAATTAAAACAACTATATAATAAAACATCAAAACAAACTCAAAACAGACTACAGGAAATCTTTGATACATTTAATTTTACATCAGAAAATATATATGACATAGCAGATAATAAGAATAAGAAAAGAATAAATACATATATAGAATCTTGGAAAGAACAAGGATTGCTTAAAAATAATAATTATTTCACTGTATTGGCAAATAATATTTATAGAAAAGCAAGAGTAAAAAATAGTGAAATACTTGAATTGCTTATTTATAATGCATATATAGAAGAACAAAACAAACTTGAAGAACAAGAAAGACAAATAATGTATGAAGATGCTAATTACTATTACGAAGAACGGACAGAAAGAAGTAAATAAAAAGAAAAAGCCATCAATAATTCCGATGGCTTTATTTCTTGCATTGATGGATCAACCGAACTATAGTCGGACTAACTTGGAAACAATATGTTGAAACAACAATACAATATAATGCACAACAAATATACAAACAGTCAATTATCAATATACAACAACAAAAAGACCTAGAAATCGATTCTACTGAGTTTCAGACAATAATAAACAGGCAAAACAATCAAAAACTTAATATAAATAACGATAAAATATCAGGTGCAGTTGATTTACAAATGATTGGATTAAATAATCTGGCAAAAGTAGAAGGAATAAAAGAAGTAGCAGAAGATAATTCAAAAGTTAGATTTATTGCGGTAGAAGATGATAAAACGACTTTGATGTGTGATAGCCTGAAGAGCCAAGAGTTTTATATTAATAAAGAGAATGTGTTTGAAAGATATTATGGCGAGACACAAAAAGAAGTAATAGTACAAAGAATTAGATGTAATGGTTTAGTATTAGGTTTAAATCTTCCGCCAATCCAGCATCACTTTCACTACTGCAGAAGTACGATAATGTATTTGCCACCAGTTGAAAAACAAGAAAAAACAGAGTATAATCTAGACATACCAAAAATAAGCAAAGACATTAAACAAGTTTTAAGGAATACAAAATTAAATTCTAATGTAAAAAGATTATTTAATAAATATCTAACAAGTAATAATGCGAAGATAGACAATGATTTAAATGTTCCAATGAAATATAGTATTGATGACGATAAGATATATATAAATCCAAATCACTCAGACTTTAAATATTATGACTTGACTGAAAGTCTAACACATGAAATTATACATATGATAGATATAAGAAATAATATATCTAATAAATTAAATATAGACAATGAATTAAGAAGAGCAAGATTACAAATAGATGTAGATGAAGATAAGTATATTAGAATATTGTCAAGTAGCAAATATGAAGACAATATGACATTAAGTGATATATTTTCAGCTATAACTAATGGAAAAATATCAGGAAACTATATGCATTCAAGTAAATACTGGATAGAGGATTCAACAAGAATAGAAAAGGAACTTTCTGCAAATATAATGTCAGCATTTTTAAATAAAAACCAGGATACGTTAAATATTATAAATTCAATAAATGGGTTAAAACAAATTAAAGAAAAGGTAGTGAAGTTATACAATGATTATACCAGATGAAATAAAAGAATTAATTCATAAATATACAGAGAAAAATGGTAAAAGACCATTAGGCTTTAATTATGATGAATGGAATAGTTTTGCAGAGTATAAAGAATATTTAGAAAAGGAATTAAATAAATGAAATAATTAAATAGTATTATAAAGCACTTACTTTAGAGGTAGGTGCTTTTATTATGGAAAGAAGGTGAATAATATGTGGTTATTAGTTTTAATATTAAGTATTAAATTGCAAATGCCAACTTGGTATTGGATTATATTTACGGTAATTACAATATTAAATCCATTAATTATAGAACCAGTAAAATTTGAAGTTTACCAAGCTATCTGGGAGCAAAAAAGGAATAAATGAGTTATTAACATTTTAAAATTATAAATTTTAGACGTAGACGTACGTCTTTTTTTATGCCTTTTTACTGCTTGCAGGCTATATAAAGAACAACAGAATACAAATTCGCAATGGCTGGGGCTTAGGCAATGGCTGGGGCAAAAGGAGAGAAAGATGGAAGGACAAGACAATAATCCAAACAATGCTAATACTGGGGCAAGTAATGAACCAGCGGGAGCAAATAATGGCAACAATGCAGGAATCAATAATCCTGTAACATTTGATGATTTCTTAAAAGAAGGAAAGAATCAGGCAGAATTTGATAAAAGAGTTCAGAAGGCTATAAATACAGCTAAAACAAACTGGGAAGAAATAATGAACAGCGAAAAAACGGAAGCTGAAAAATTAGCAAAGATGAACAAAGAACAGAAACTTGAATATCAAGCACAAAAGGAAAGAACAGATAAAGAAAAAGCACTTGCAGAATTAAATGCTTATAAATTAAAAGAACAAGCAACAAGAATAGCAAGTGAAAAAGGATTGGATATATCTTTATTAACTTTCTTTAACTTTGAAACAGTAAAAGCAGAAGAAATTAATTCAAAAATAGAAGAAGTTTCAAATGCTTTTAATAAAGCTGTTGAAAAAGCTGTAAATGAAAGATTAAAAGAAGATACTCCAATTCAAAAAACAGGTATTGATAATACAAAAAGCAAATCAATAGCTAGATCAAGTTATTAAAAAATAGGAGGAATTAAAAATGGGAGAAATTACACAAGAAGCATTAAATATAATGCTACAAGATGGCAAAACAAAGGATAATTTAAAACAAGTATTAAGTGGAGTATTAGAAAATGTTGCTGCAAGAGCAGTATCAGAACAAATAAAAGCTAAAAACGGTTCTGGAAATCCTGAAGGTGGAGTAATTGAATATAAAAGATTTGTAAATGCAGAATTAAAAGACAAAGGTACTGCAAGAGCTGCTGGAAAAGGCGATAAAGTAAAAGCTAAACCAGTAAAAGTTGTTATTGATACAGATAAAGAAATTGTTGAAGAATTACAAGGAAAAGACGTAAAACTTTATGGTATTGATGGTATGGCTGAAAAAAGAAAAGTAAATCATCAATCAGCTATTATAAGATACTTAGACAGAGAGTTCTTTGTTAAAGTATTGGAAGGAACAGAAGTTGCTGCTCAAAACAACATTCAAGACACTATTGATACTTTGCTACAAAAAGCAAGAACTTTAAAAAATGATTTTATCGATGGAATAGAATCAGATTTATTAGTTATTGTAGTAGATAGCGAATATAGAAAAGGAATGAAGAAAATTCTTGATGATTTACCAAATGGAACAGATCCAAAAGAACAAGCAATTGGTATGTATGATTCTGTTAGAGTTTATGAATCAACAAGATTACCAGACGGTGTAAAAGCTGTTGTAATGATGGACGGAGCTATTGCTCAACCATTCTATGTATCAGAATATGGAGCAGAGAAAGTACCATTTGATGATGCTGTAGCATTAGAAGATTTCTTATATAAAGGAACAAAAGCTTTAATGGAAGATACAATATTCTATGTAACAGATGCTAAACTTGGAGATTTAACTGTAACGTCAGTAGCAGGAACATCAACAGGGAAAACAAAAATAACTGTTACACCAGCTTTAACTTCTAGAAATAGCTATAAATATAAAGCAGCAGCTAATCCAACAATGCCAAAATATGATGCTGTTTGTACATCTGGATACACAGCTTGGAATGGAACAGACGAAATCACAGCAACAACTGGAGAAAAAATAGTAATTGTTGAAGTTGATTCAGCAAATAAGGCTAAAAAAGCAGGAATAGCAACAATTGCTTCAATGGCTTAGAATTAGGAGGTAATAGAAAATGGACAATAATATAGCTAAAATAATAAATGATTTAGGACCTAACTATAGAGGTGACGACAAGGTATTAGAAGAAATATTAGATGAAGTTAGCTCTATTGCCTCTGATATTTCTAATAGACAAAAAGATGACGCAAAACTATTTCCATATATTAAGAAAGCCGCTAAAGCAATCTATTTGTCAAGAGGTGCAGAGGGCTTAACAAGTCGAAATGAAGGTTCTATATCAAGTTCATATGAAGATATTATAGAAAAATTAAGAAATGACATTATAAAATCTGGATTAAGGAGGATTAAGTAATGCTATTACGAGATTTAACAAAAGTATATATATCAGAATATGAAGAAATAGAAGATCACGGAGAACCAGATAAAAAATGGAAATATAAAAGCATAGCTTGGCTAAATATGCAACAAGATGCAAATGAGCTAGACAGAAAGTCCACAGGAGAAGTAGATTACAGTATTTATAAAGGTAGAAGTACAAGAGATTACGATATACAAAAAGGCGATGGAGTATCATTTGAAGATGTCTCAAAATTAGAGAAGTTTATTCCTGAATATAGAGTATTAGATAAAAATAAGATAGGAAATACGTATGTATATAGAATGGAGAAAATGCAAAAATGATAAACTGTAATATAAAAGTAAAACATAATTTTAAAAATATAAATGCTATAATTCAAAAACTACCACAAACTGCAAAGATAATAACTGAAGATGTATTAAAAAATATTCAAGGTTATGCAATAAAATTGGAAAAAGGTCATAAAGAAGATGGAATAATAGTTGAAATGATAGATATGTCTACGAAAGAAGTAAAAGGAAGGGTCTATGCTGATCCTTCTAAATTTATAACTGAAAGTGGACAATCTTATTTGTGGTTTGAATACTTTGGAACTCGGACAATTTGCTGAGAAAACACATATAGGAAAAACAAAACACTTTATTGAATCGGGTTATACAGAATGGTATATACCTATAGACAAAGTAGGAAGAACATTAAACTATCCTATTGTAACAATAAGTGGAAAGCAATTCTATGTGGCAGTTCGGAGCAAAAGCAAATCATTTTTTAGGTGATGCAGAGTTTAAAAGCAGAAATGAAAATACAGAAATAGCAAAGAAAAGATTAGATGAAATGTTAAAGGAGTGTACAAAATGAAGGATTTAAGTATAAAAGAGTTTAGTGATTTAGTATATGAAAAACTAGAATCATTGAAATATAAGCAAATATTAACAAATCCTACAACAACAAGTAAATTTCCTTGCCTAGAATTACATACACCTTTAAAATCTGTGAATAAAACGGAAAATGCATTTCCAATTCAATCAACATTCCAAATATCAATAACTTGTTGGAATGAAAAGCAACGTCAAGCCATGCAAATGACAGATGAAGTTGATACAAAACTTCAAGAATATAATTTTATAAGGACAAATACCAGCCCTGCAATGTATGATCCTATATTGCAAAGATACGGTATAACAATAACATTTGAGGTTCGTTATAATTCAATAACGGCCTCTTTTAATTTTATAAGATAATAGGAGGAATTTTAAATGGACCCAAAAACAAGTACAATGACAAAATTGTTTCATGCAGATACATTAGAAGACTTAAAAACACAGGCTAAAAGAAAACAAATAGCTTTTGTACAAAGTATACCAGAATTTTTAAAAGCACCAGAAGGAGTGACTTATAGTGCTTTAGATATTCCGGATGAAAGAATGGCAGAAGGAAGACAGAAAGCAGAAAATCTAGAAATAGAAATATTATTTAAAGAAGACCAATATGATGAATTAAAAGCACTACAAACTGCAAAAACAAATGGCTATTGGGCAATCCAATTACCAGAAAGCACAGCTTCAGAGGCAGGAAAACCATTAACATGGTACTTTACTGGAACATGTTATGTTGGAATGAGTGAAATTGCTATAGATGATATGTTAAAATCAAAATTAACAATTTATAGAAGCTCAGAAATACAAGAAAGTAAAGGCTTTCCCACAACTTAGTTCTACATTAAGTGCTAGGAGTAGAACAAGAAAAGTTGCTAGCACAATAGAAGAAAATAATGAGAAGGCAGAATAAGCCTTCTCTCTTTTGCAAAGGAGAGAAAATAAAATGATTATAGAAATAAAAAATAAAACAATTAATTTAGTACTAAAAACACGAAAAATAGTAGACATAGCTAATCTACTAAAAAATAAAAATTTTGAAGAAGCCTTCACAAGAGCATATTCAATATGCGATAGAGAAGCTTTGTCAAAAATAATATTTAAATTAGCAGAAAATGAGGATGGCAAAAGTACATTTATGACATCAAATGAAGTATATGACTTTATGGATGATTGTAGACTAGAAGGAATAACTGCAAATGATTTATATGAAAAGATTGCAGAGGCATTGAATGATGAGGGTTTTTTCAAAAAGAAAATGAGCAAGAAAGAATTAAAAGAAATGACCTCAAATCCTTTATCGACAATGAATATGAACGATTTAGTTCAAAAGTCAGCAGAAAGTGCAATGAGCAAAATAGCAGAGAAACAACTTCAAGAACAAGGATTTCAAGGTTACGAGGCTTAAATGATATAATAGAAAAAATAAAAACAGCTCATAATTTAGTTGAGTTAATATATTCAATAGAATCTCTAGCGTATTACTTTGATATAAAACCACATGAGTTTTGGAATAGCAGATACTCAGAAATAAATACATATTGTCAAATACATCTTGTAAAAATAATTGATGAATTAAAAAGTGAAATTAATTTGCAAGAAGCGGTTACTAATAAACTTATAAGAGCAGATAGTATGAGCAGAAACCCTAAAATAGTACCAATTAGAGATAATTATAAAGAACTATTTAAGGAAGAGGAACAACAGGTACAATCTCCAGAAGAAATTATAAGAAGAATGAGAAGAATAATGAAAGCAGAAAAAAATTAAAAAAATCATATTTTCGACAAACTTCGACAAAAAAGTATAATTTAAAGTGCTATAATCTTTTTATAATAAATAAGAGGAGGATAAAATGAAGGTATGGAGTAAAGAAAAGATAGAAAAAATTGAGAGTAAAAGAATAATACTTATAGTAATGATAATGCTTAGTTTTATTTTAACACTTGTAATGCCATTATTTTTCTTATTAGGTATAATATTATTGATACTAAATATAAATATTAAGAAACAAAGAACATTAAGAGATGAATTGGATATGGAGAACGAACTACTAAAAGATGGATATAAAAAAATATGTAAGGGAATTTATGTAGATGAACAAAAGCAAAAAATAAATATATTAAACAAAGAATATGGATTTTCCCAAATAGTTAATTGCGAATTAATAACAAAAAATAAATCTTTAGACAATGTATATAGTAAAACTAAAGGAAAAGTAAAAAAGAATGGAAAAATAAAAGCTAATACTTATAATTACAATAGTCAAACAAGTTATTGCGAACAAATTTATATAAATATATTAGTAGATGATTTGCAAAAACCAAATATAAAAATCAATCTAAAGGAAAATTACAATTTAAATGTTAACAGTAAAAGATACAAAGAAACAATAGCGAAAGCGGAGAGAGCTGTTTCGATGCTAAAAGTGCTCATTTCAAGAAATAATGAAAAATATATAGAAAATGGGACAGTAACAAAGGTGGAACATAAATACATAACGGAAGAAAATGCAAGTATTCAAATTGAAAGATTATCCAAATTACATAAAGATAAAATATTGACAGACTATGAATTTGAAATGAAGAAAAAAGAATTATTAGATAAAATAAAATAAAACACTTACTTAGGTAGGTGTTTTTTATTATATAAAAATTTTTAAAAAAATTTTAAAATACCTCTTGACTTTTGTGGGAACATATTATAATATATATGTGTGAACAAAAGTGAGGTGAGAAAAATAGAAAATAAAAAAATGGGTAGGCCTACTACTAATCCTAAAAATGAAGAATTAAAAGTAAGAATATCTAAAGAAGATAAAGAAAAATTAGAATATTGTATTAATAATAGCAATAAAAATAAGTCTGAAATTGTCAGAGAAGGAATAGATAAGGTCTATAATGAAATAAAAAAATAAAAGAAGAAACCCGTTACATATCTTGGCGGATACACGAGTTTCTTACACATAGAAATTTTAGTTCCTACAAATATATTGTATCACAGTAGGGCTGGAATTTCAATACAAAATTGAAAGGAAGGTCTTTTTATTATGGCAAAATTAAAAATCGAATATAGAACAAAAGAACAAAACAAAGAAAATTGTTTTAAGAATAGTACTTATTTTACTTTTACAATTAAGGATAGGACTACTATAATAAGCATTGCAACAAATGAAACAAGAAAATTAAAAGATATTGTATATGGAATTGAGAGAGAACTTCAAGATGGATATCATTTACAAAAGGATGAAAAATTTGAAATATGCAAGTTTGATAGGTGTGCTATTGAATATGAAAGTCAAACAAATAAAAGAATTGATTCAAATGTTTATAATATTTGCAAAAATGCTTATCAATTAATTGAAGAAGGTAAAACAACTTGGGAACATCTAATAGAAGTTTTTAACGAAGGAGGGTGTTCTGAATGTATGTAACTAACATATGGGGAATATTATTTTGTTTTTATATTCCAGCAATATTAATCATAATAATATCTTATTATGAAGGTAGAGAGGAAGGTAAAAAATATGCAAGAACTAACAGAGTTCAATATAGAAAAAACAACGGCAGAAATTCTTATGCTAAAAGACCAAACGGCACAAAATATAATAGAAATAGGTAAAAGATTAATAGAAGCTAAAAATAATTTACCTCATGGAGAATATTTGAGTTGGCTAGAAAATAAAGTGGATTTTAGTGATAGGACAGCAAGAAACTTTATGAAAGTAGCAAATACATTTGAAAATTGGCAACCGGTTGCCAATTTAGGAACTAGAAAATTACTTGCACTTGCTGGACTAGATGAAGAAGACAGACAAGAAGTAATGAAAGAAAATAAAGTTGAAGATATGACAACAAGAGAATTAGAAAGAGTTGTAAAAGAAAAGAAAGAAATAAAAAAACAATTAGAAGAAGAACAAGAACTTTCTAATGAACTTCAAGAAGAAATAAAAGAAAAAGAAAAACAAATTAAAGTACTACAAAATGAAATAGAGAATATTCAAATACCAAAAAAAGAGGTAATAGAGAAAGAAGTTGTAAAAGAAGTAATACCAGAAAATTTAATTTTAGAAAAACAAAAACTAGAAGAAGGATTAGAAACACTAAGAAAAAGAGCAGAAAAAGCAGAAAATACATTAAGTAGAATGAAACTAGATAAAGAGATACAGCAGGACAAAATATATAGTAACGTAAAATTAGATAATTTACTAATAAATATAAAAACTTTTCTTGATAATGCTTCTAAATATACTTACTTAAAAGAAGAATTGCAAAAAATACCTACTCAAAATAGAAAAATATTGGAAAGTAAAATAAATGAAGTTGAAAGTTGGACAATTTTAATGAAACAAGCATTAAGAAATGAAAATAATATGGTCGGAAATGTGATTTTCGGAGAAGGAGAGATAATAAATGAGTGATATAATATTAAAAGAAAATAAAGATTTAAGAAAAGAAACAAAGGATTTAGACATTAAAGATTTAATAAAGGGACTTACAGAAAGTCAAACAGTTATGAATTATGCTTTTGCAGGTTTTAAAACTGAAACAGAACAAAAATTTCAAGAAGTTGATAATAGACTTCAAGAACATGACGAAATAATTAAAAAGAAAATATATTTAAGTTCAAATAAAGCAAGACTATTAAGAAAAGCAGTAAAAGAGAAAGTGAAAATAATTTGTGAAGAAAATGGACTTGAATATCATCAAATGAAATCTAAAATATTCCCTAGAGTATATGGAAAAATAAATGACCAATATGGAGTAGCAACGTATAGAGAATTACCAGAATATTTCTGGGAAGATATTATAGAGAATTTACGAAACATGATAGTGAATGTTAAAGATTTAAAAGAAGTAGCTTAAAATAAAGCATCAGTAAAACTGGTGCTTTTTATAATGAAAATATGGAAGGAGGAATGACTTATCACTGTAGAAGAAATAGAAATAGTAGTAACAGCAAAAGTAGAAGATGCACTAAAAGAGTTTCAAAAAATATTACCTGTATTAAAAGAAACAATGAAACAAGCTCAAGAATCTTTTTCAAAAGTTGATACAAAAACAATGACAAATAAATTACACCATGCAGTTAACATTATGAAAAAGAAGATGCAAGACTTAAAAAAGAGTTCTGAAAACAACAAAATAGCAATTAAAGTTAATAACAAAGATGCACAAAAACAAATAACACAAATTGAAAAAGAAATCGATAGTCTACAAAAGAAAATAACTGGTCGACAGTTAAAGCTAGATGTTACGAATAATGCTTTGGATAAGATAAGAAACGACACAAATCAGTCTGTAATTAAAGAAATGCCAGAGGCTGGAAATAAACAAATAAAAGCAGAAACATATAAAAAATTAGACAACAATGCAAGCTATCAAAGTTTAGTAAAGCAAAGTGATAAATTAAATAGTGAAATTGAGAAATATAATGCATTATTAAATAGTGCAAAATCTAAAATGGCAGAATTAGGGCAACAAACTTCTAAAACATCAGCTACTCAAAATAAATTGAGTAGTTTTTTTAATGAATTTAAACAGAAAATAGAGAAAATAAAACCTAGTATATCTAATGCCAAAAATACTTTTAATAAAATGCCAGCAATAGGTCAAAGTTTATCAAAAGTGACACAAAATGTTACAAACCATATAAAAAGTATTGAAATGGGCATGAAAACTCGGAATAGGAACAGTACTAAAATATGCAGCTGCATTGATTAGCTTAAGAAGCATATATTCTACATTAAGTAATTGTGCACAGACTTGGTTATCAAGTCAAAACACAGGAGCAAAGCAATTAATTGCAAATATTGATTATATGAAATATGCAATGGGAAGTGCTTTTGCACCAATAATACAATACGTAACAGGTTTAGTATATCAATTAATGAAAGCTATTCAAACTGTTGTTTATGCATTATTTAGAGTAAATATATTTGCAAAAGCAAGTGCAAGTTCATATACAAGTATGGCAGGGAGTGCGAAAAAAGCAAAAAATGAAACAAAACAGTTAGCAGGAATACATGACGAAATTAACAATGTGCAATCTAATGATAATTCTAGCAGCGGAAGCAGTGGAAGTACATCACCTAGTTTTGACTTATCTGGAATAGATAATCAAATGTCTCCATTTGCTCAAAAATTATTTGACTTTTTTAGACCACTTGTCGATAGTTGGAATAAATACGGATCTACTTTGGTAGAACAAATAAAGACAACAGTGGGACAGGTAACAAGTTTAATATCAGCTGTATGGGGGAGTTTTGAGAAAATAATTACGAATGGAACTGTATACAAATCATTAGAATTAATTTTAGCAATTATAGGCAATATAGCAGAGGCATTTGCAAATGCATGGAATTATAATGGTAATGGAGATGCAATAGTACAGAATTTAGCAAATGCATTTAATAATCTATTAACAGCAATAAACAATGTAGTGCAAAGTGAAGGATTTCAAAATTGGTTAAATGATTGTTCGGAGAAATTCAAAGTGATATCAGAAAAAATATCTGAGATAAACTGGCAACCATTAATTGATGCGTTATTCAGCATAGGAGAAAGCATAGGCACAGTTGCTTTGGATGTTTTAAGCGGATTGGTAGATGTATTTAAATGGGTAGCAGAGAACCCCAATGTAATTGAAGTATTGACGGGGATTGCTATTGCTATAAAGTTAATAAGCGTTGCAGTAGGAATTTGGAATACAGTGCAAATGGTATGGAATGCGTTGATGTCACCGGTAACATTAACAATAATGTTAATTGTTGGTGCCATTGTAGCGCTAATTGCAATTGTCATGGCTGTGATAGAAGTGATAAAAAATTGGGGAACTATTTCGGAATGGCTAAGTAACAAGTTCACGGAAGCAAAGGAAGCAATAACAAAAGCTTTTCAAAATATAGGAAAATGGTTTGCAGATAGATGGAATGACATATGTAATGCATTTAGTAATGTAGGAAAATGGTTTTCGGATACATTTAATAGTGCAGTACAAGGAATAAAGAATGCCTTTAGTTCAGTAGGGGCTTTCTTTAAGGGAGTATGGCAAGGAATTTGCAATGTATTTGGGAATGTGGCCAATTGGTTTGGAAACATATTTGGAAAAGCATGGCAAGCAGTAAAAAATGTATTTAGTTCTGGAGGACGTGTTTTTGATGGAATAAAAGAAGGAATACTTAATGGATTAAAAGCTATTGTAAATGCAATAATAAATGGAATTAATAAAGTAGTAGCCATACCATTTAATGGATTAAATGCAGCCTTAAGAGCAATAAAAAACGTAAATATCATGGGGTTAAGTCCATTTGGATGGATATCTACCATATCAGTTCCGCAGATACCAAGATTAGCTAAAGGTGGTGTATTAACAGAGGCAACAACAGTATTAGCGGGTGAATACTCTGGAGCTAAAACTAACCCAGAAATTGTAACACCACAAAACATAATGAGAGATACGTTTGAAGACGTATTATCAGACTTTAACAATAATAATGGACAGCCATTACATGTAACAATACAATACTTAGGAAGAGAAATATTTGACGATACAATAGATTATATAAACTCAAAAACTAGAAGAACTGGTAAAAATACAATAGTAACGGTAGGTGATTAAAATGTTATGGAGAGAACATGGGAAAACAGAAAATTTACCAACACCATCATCATACAGTGCTGATATAGAAGACACAGACAACGATAGTTATACAAGTAAAAAAACAGGAGCATTGATAGACAATCCCATAGCTGTAGGAATGTTAAAACTTTCTATGGCATGGGATTTAAATTCAGAAGAAGAAGCAGAGAATCTCATGCAAAAAACATATAAAAATCCATTGGTACTAGATATAAAAGTACCAGTTATAAATGGTGGATTTTTGGAGGGGGTAAAATTTAGAGTTTCAAAAAGAAAAGTAGAAATGATAGACACAGAATTAAGTAAGAGTACTTCCAAAACAAGATGGAAGTGCTCTTTTAATTTGATGCAAAAAGAATTAACAGATGCACAAAAAACAGCTGTGAAGAACTCAAATTCTTAGGAGGTTATGATGTATAATACAACTCAAAATTACAAAAATAAAATATTAAGCGATTCAACACAACATGAATTAAATATATATATTGATAACAATAAGATTGAACCAAATCATATTATAGATTTCAAGTCTACATTAGAATTATTCAATAACAATGAGTTTTGCTTAGGCTGTACTCCTGAAATAGATATTGAATTTGAGATAGATAAAAAGGACTTACCTGAAACTTATAATGAGGTATATGTTGAAAGTGGATTAGAAGATGAAATAATACCTGTTGGAAAGTTTACAATTCAATCAATAGAAGATGACGAATTTAAGGTTAAAATAAAAGCCACAGATTATATGAAAAAATTTGAAGATAATAAGTATGATGGAAGTAATCTAATATATCCGAAAACAATGCTAGAAGTATTACAAGATATATGTACTAAGATAGGAGTAGAACTAGGTTCTACTTCTTTTCTTAATGATGATAAGCAGATAGCAGTATATGATAATACAGTAACAGCTCGAACATATATAGGTTATATAGCAGAACAAGCAGGAGGATTTGCTGTAATAGGCAGAGATGGAAAATTATATATAAAAACCTTTGGAGAAGATAGGGTTGATTTTGATATTAATTTGTTTGGCGACTTTACTTGGGGAGATAAATTAAAGATAAGTAGAGTTTCTTATGAAGATGGAATACAAAATTATAAATTTGGAGATGAAACACAAGCAACAGTATTTATTGATCAAAACAATATGTATATAGTTGATAGTGAACAAGTAGAGAATATTTATAATCAAATCAAAGGTTTTGAAGTATATGCATTTGAGGGGGAGACAATAATAGACCCAGCTTATGATATTGGGGATATTCTAATAATTGATGATAAAAAAGTTTTATATCAAGGAGAGCTAAATTATGCGGGGAAATTTAAGGCAAGTATAAAAAGCAAAATACAGGTCAAAACAGAACAAGAAAGTATGCAGACAAAACAGAGTAACTCTAACAAAATAAAAAGGGTGCAAAGTGAAATAAATCAAATTGATGGGAAAATAACACAACTAGTACAGGAATCATCAGAACATGAAGAAAAAATAACAAAACATGAGCAAGACATAGATACAATAAAAGATCAAGTATCAAGTGTTACAGATTATAAAAGAGAAGTAGAAGGAATTACAGAAATACACTTAGAAAATGCAAGCAAGGCACAAGTATTGATATTAAAAATTGAAGGAAATCAAAAGTATGAAAGCAATTTGTTTCCTTCCGACGAATTGTTTCCAAGTGATAATTTATATCCTAACCAGGAGGTGTTATAGATGATATATAAAATAATAATAGACAAGCAAAGTAGAACTAATCCTTCAGCAGATAGAAAGACATATTTAATTGATACAGATGAACTAAGAACAAATGGAAAAATAAGTGATAGTATAGAAATAGAAAAGGAAAATGCATATGTTATAAGACGATTACAATTATCAGAATATCATGTTTTAACACCGCTAAAAACTCCAATAAAGCAAAAACTAAATATACAAGTAGAACTTTTTGAAGGCGAAAATTATATATACCTAATTGATATGGTTGGAAATAAGATATATGCAGAATATATAATAAAAAATGACTTTAATGATATATTTGCTACGAAGGTTGAAATGAATAGTGCAATAAATCAATCAACACGAGGTATTGAATTAAGTGTAAACCAAAAATTTGAAAGCTATTCAACAACCGCAGAAATGAATGCAGCAATAAATGTAAAATCAGAAGAAATAACAAGCGAAGTAAATAAAAAAGTAGGTAAAACAGAAGTTGGAACATATATTCAACAAAATACAGAAGCAGTAAAGGTTGCATGGAACCAAATAAGTGAATTTATTCAAATGATGATATTAAATGGTAATGCAAGTCTAGCAATATTAGATAATAACAAAAAAGTTTTAATGTCATTAGATAAACTAGGGCAACACTTCCATGAGAGTGGAACAAAGTTCGGAGAAATGGGAGTAAAAACGCAAGACGACAACAAATATATTGCATTTTCAGTAGACAGTGAGTATAATACCAAAATAAAAAATGGTATGGCTTGGGGAGTAGTAACAACAAGTGATGGGAAATTTTGGCCAATTTTATACATAAAAGATTTTGCTATGCCACCTAAAAATTCAGGAGGTTGCACAGGACAACTTGTATTAAGTGGATGTGATTTGGTTTTAGATTCATCAAATGCTGGAATAATTTCAAATGGTGTAAAAATACAAGCAGATGCTATGCCTGGTATATTTTTTAATGATGAGAAAACAAATTCGATGTTGTTTTATATTATGCCTGCAACTACTACTTCAAATGCATCAATGGGAATATTAGATAATATACAATTTTATAAAAATCAAGCTGGATCAGATTCATTTAAAATTGGAACAGGAAATTCATATGTATTAGTTACAGATGAGGGAGATTTATCAGCATGTGGAGGAAATATATTTTTTGGTACAGAAAGTAACAAGGTAGATTTCATACTATTTCCAAATGTACTTGCCAATATCTATGGAGATTTAAGTGTAAGTGGAAATGTATATGCTAATAACATTTCATCAGATAGAAGAATAAAGAAAAATATAAAAAAATGTTCTCAGAGTGCTTTAGAAATAATAAAAAAGATTAAACATAAACAATTTGATAAAGAAGATGATGGAAAACATTATGATATAGGTTATATAGCACAAGAGATGGAAATGTTAGACCCTAATTTTGTAATTATACGTCCCCAAAAAGACAACATTGAGGAAAGGTATTATATTAACGAATTACCAATAATTGCTACAGCAACTAAAGCAATCCAAGAACAACAAGAAATGATAGAACAATTGCAGGAAAAAGATAAACAAAAAGATAAGGAAATAGATAAACTTATAAAAAGAATAGAAACTCTTGAAAAGGAGGCAAGAAATGGAAATAATTGAGTTTAAAGGAGCAACAAAAATAAAGAATGCATATGTAGAAATAGAGGGAACGCAATACGAAGTGGTGCCGGCAGAATATAGTGGAGAGACACCATTAACACCTTATAATATAAACAGAATGCAAGAAAATTTGCTTACACACATTTACCAACTAAAAATAACATCTAATATAAATGCAGGAGCAGAAGTAACATTACCTTGTTATTATCAAGTTGGACAAGAAGTATTAGATGTATACTTAGACACCGAAAGACTAG